GTAAACATACCCTGCAAACCCTGCACATCCGCTCGGCACTATAGTGCATGTTGTAATAAACCCCTGGTTCAGGGGCGCGATAAGCTGGCAAAATGGATAGTTCTATTCAGACATGGGATTCGACGCTCGGACCCCGGTCCCTACGGTTTTCGGATGGAAACCAGCGGCGCTAATCGAGCCAGGGGACACGGTGTTTTCATACGATGGGCAACCAACGAAAGTGGTCTCGGTACAGGAGTACACGCCGGCGGCGTGCTACAAGCTCTGGATGCCGGACAACCTGACGCTGGTTGTGGACGGGCGCACCGGTCTGCCGACCATCACCCACTTGCAGATGGAGATATTGCGCAAGTGGGGCCGCAAAGAGAAGCGGCACAAAGAGATGTTGATAGAACCCAGGGGCCCGCAGGCCCTGATGGAAGACAAGCGGAACAAGCGGCTGATCAACTGTTGGCCGTTGCAGATGCCTGAGAGGGAACTGCCGGTGGATCCGTTTGTGATTGGCCAGTGGATATTCGACCGGAGCAAGCGCCGAAGAGACAGGCGGTACGACATCACGAGACAGCTGATCGAGAAGTACCCAACAATCCCCCAGTACATACCCGAAGAATATTTTTTTGCGTCGTTCACCCAGCGCCTCAACCTGGTGCGTGGTATCTTTGCGGACATGGGTTCGTTCAACCCCAAGCTGTCGACGTTCATGTACACGTGCCGCAACTACAAGATGCTGAGGCAGGTGCAGAACATCATTGAGTCGCTGGGGATTGCGACCAAAATGACGCAACATGGGAATGAACAGCGGTACCACCTGACATTCAAGACGTTCTTGAAGCTGAGGGACGACCAGACGAGCAACGGCCGGGAGTTCTACTTTGAGTTCCGCATGGTCAAAAGGGTCGAAGAGGTAGCACCTCGGAAGTGTTTTTACATTAAAACGGAGAACCCGGACAACACGGTGGTTGTCAGCGAGGGTTATTTGCCGATATGCCTATGAACGCGCAACAGACGAAGCTCTTGAAGGAGTTCGCGGAGAAGAACAAGGGGTGGCCGAAGGAGCAACTGGACCTGGCACTGTGGCGGGTCAAGTGGGCGCTGACCGCGTTGCCTCACCAGAAGGAGCCGGACGACGGTGAGTATGACACTTTTTTATTACTTGCCGGCCGGGGATCGGGTAAGACGCACACGGCGAGCAACTGGATTGGTGAGAGGGCCGCGGTTTACGACCACACGCGTTGGTTGGTGACGGCTCCGACGTCGAACGACATCCGGGCGACGTGTTTTGAGGGTGATTCGGGGCTGTTGAACATCATCCCGTCGTCGCTGATCAAGGACTACAACAAGTCGCTGTTCGAGTTGACGCTGAAAAATGGGTCGATGATCCGTGGAATTCCAGCGTCTGAGCCGGAACGCTTCCGGGGAACGCAGTGGCACGGGGCTTGGATGGACGAATTGTGCGCGTTTGAGTACATTGACGACGCGTATGACCAGATCCAGTTCACGCTGCGTCTGAGGGACCCGCGTTTGAAGAGGGTTCAGACGATTATCACAACGACTCCCAAGCCGTTGGAGCTGATCACGGACCTGAACGAGGGGAAAGTGGGCGGCGACGTGTACGTTTCGCGCGCCAGTTCGTACGATAACAGGGAAAACCTCTCGCCGACGTTCTTCAAACAGCTGGAAACGTACGAGGGGACCGATTTGGGGCGGCAGGAGATCTACGGAGAAATCCTGGACCCCGAAAATGCGGGTATTGTCAAGCGAAAATGGTTTAAACTGTGGGGGGCGGAGAAGGAAACACCCAAACTCGAATACGTTTTGGCGTCATACGACCCGGCAACGAGCGAAAAAACGCACAATGACCCGACGGCGTGCGTCGTTTTGGGCCTTTTTGAGAAAATGGACGGCGGAATGTGCGCGCTTCTCATGGATGCGTGGGATCACCACCTGTCTTACCCTGAATTGCGTCGAAAAGTGACTGACGACTACAAGGAAGTGGTGTATGGAGCCGATAACACGTTCGCTAAGGGCAAAAAGACGGACCTGATCCTCATGGAAGACAAGTCGGCGGGCATTTCGTTGCTTCAAGAGCTCCAACAGGCCGGTCTGCCGGTGATGAGCTACAACCCAGGGCGCGCGGACAAGGTCCAACGGATGAACATCGTCGCCCCTCTTATCGCAAAAGGTCGGATCTACGTGCCAGAGGACGCCGAAAACCCTGGAGAGGTGGCCCCGTGGGCCAAACGATTCATTCGGCAGGTCTGTAGCTTCCCCGAGGCCAAGGGCCACGACGATTACGTGGACGCGTTGTCCCAGGCGCTGCGCGTGTTGCGTGACTCGGGTTGGTTGGAGCTGGACCCACTGCCCGACAGAGACTACGGGCACTCGGATGACATCGCAAGAAAGCGGGTTTACAACCCTTATGCCGTGTAGGGCGCCTATCAGACAAATTATGCGTTATTGGTGATAGGAGGGCGATAAAGTGCAGACTTCCAGCCATGTGAAAGAGATCAGGCAGTGCAACTGCAATATGTGTCGGACATTTCGGGCGCGTGGCAAGTCGTTCTCTGAGTGGGGCTCCATTCGCCGGAGTTACCGCGCGATGTTAAAAGACATCGTCAAGGGTGGCGACCCAGAAAACTATAACAAGAATATGGCAACGCGAGACTACGATGCTTAACCCATTCAAGACCCCCATGCAGATGCTTTACGAACAGGCAGGCGTGCCGCATTTGGCTGGCGGCGGTAAGGGCGACGTGCTGATGCAGTTTTCGGCCAGCATTCAAAAGGCGATCAGAGACTACACCCGGGCGACGGGCAAAGCGCCGACCCCGCAAGAGGTCAAACAGCTGGAGGACTACGTCCGCAGTTTGTCCAAGCCGACGGGAGGTCAACAACAGACCCTGGCCCGCACCGCGGCGATGGAACCCAACGCCAACAAGCTGGTCGACGAGTTTGGGCGCCCGTATGCGCCCATGGTCGACCCTAAGACGGGTAAGCTCACGACCCCCGAGCGCGCGCAGGGGTTCACGGTGAGCAACCAGTTTGAGGTCAACCCGCAGACACGTAAGGCACGCAAGGGGTCGTACGAAAAAGGGTACGACGAGGTAGCGCGTCCCGATGAGTTCGTGCAGGTGGCCAACGTGGGCCGTGCGTCCAACCGCACCAACCAGCGCAGTACGTTGCCGTCGACCGAAGAGCTGTTGGCAATGCAACACAACGCTGAGAACGCGGTGGACGACCTGGGTGGAGGCCTGGCGGCAGCGACCAAGGCACCTAATGAGACGTATGGGTTGACAGAGGGCCCGACGAGCGCGAGCCAGATCTTTGCCGATACGTCTGGAGCAATTGAGCACGGGGCGCTGTTGGGGAGTAAGCAGGGCGACCTGCGCGAGCAGTTGGTCATGGCGCTGAACCCGCAGGCGGGTGAGAAGGTTGCGCGTCCGTTGAAGGCGGACATTGAGCGTGCGCGTCAGAGCTTCTTGGAGCGCGGCATTGAGCCGGACCAGGAGGACATCATCAACGCGATCCTGGCGGACCGTAACGCGGCACAGCACAACTACCTGGGCATTAACCCGACGGCGGAGCGCCCATTCAACGACCCCAAGGCTGGCAAGGTGTCGCCTGAGTACTTGGCGTGGCAAGAGAAGATGCGTGCGGCGGGCATGCCCGAGCGCGTGTGGGGCCGTAACCCGGCTGACTGGGACCCGGTCCATAAGCGTAACTATTTGCTCGACACGGCGCCGGAGGATCGTCTGCCGTTTGCGGCCGACTGGAACCTTGAAGACCTCGTGACCAACCAGGGCAAGAAGAACGTGGTCAAAAAGGCAGAGGGCGGGTTCATCCCCAGCCCCCGCGACATGCGCGCCTCGTTGCTGGTCAACGGATACGCCGGCGGTGGCCGTCCGGAGCAACCCACACCGCAACAGATGCAGCGAATGTTTGCTAACTCTCGCATGGGCATGGACCCGGTCGAAAAAGCGTACCTAGACCTTTACGAGAGATCAACGCCACAAATGAAGGCATACGCCCCGAGCCCCAAAGAGCGCATTGCTAACCTGGGCCAAGGGTTCCTGGAAAAAATGGGTGTGCGCCCCGCGACCGCGCGTCGCACGGCACAGACTGTGGTCGGCGGTCAGTCAAGCCTATTGCCCGGCGGGTTTGGGCTTGTGGACGCCGCCGCGTTTCACCCGGTTGGTTTTGCGGCGACCTTGCCGTTGCAAGCCTCTGAAATGGGGCACTCCGTTGCGCAAGGTAACTACGACGACGCGTTGCTGGCTGCGGGGATGAGCAACCCGGGCCTGCGTGCGGCCAAGGGCATGTACGACAAGCTGAAGGTGCTACCTACAGCGGCTGGACGTTACGCAATGCAAAACCCCCGTATTGTGGGCGGCATGGGTGCCAGCTCGGCGGCTGGCTTGAACGCGTACCCTGACGAATAAATTAACGAACTCTTTAATATGGCACAACAACCTTTAATTCCTCTTCAACAGGGCGGCAACCTGTCTGCGCTGGCGTTTGTGGAGAACGAGAAGACGGGAGAGCCCGACGTCGAAAAAGAGACGGAGATGCTTGCGGAAGCTCTTGGCTTGGAAATAGATGACGTGGAGGAAGAGGTTATTGAGCAGGAAGATGGCTCTGTAATCGTCAACTACACTGAGAGCAAGAAGCCGTCCGAGGACCCCGAGTTCTACGCCAACATGGCGGAGGAGTTGCCCGAGAGCGTGTTGGACGAGTTGTCGAACAAGTACCTCGAGCTGATCGAGATCGACATTGACTCGCGCAAGCAACGCGACAAACAGTACGAAGAGGGATTGCGTCGTACGGGATTGGGCAACGATGCGCCCGGCGGCGCTAACTTTGAGGGCGCGTCCAAGGTGGTGCACCCGATCATGGCGGAGGCCTGCGTTGACTTTGCGGCCAACGCGTCCAAGGAGTTGTTGCCGTCGGATGGTTTGGTCAAGAGCGACATCAAGGGTGAGGCAGACGAGAAGCGTCAGGCGACAGCGTCGCGCAAGGCCAACTTCCTGAACTGGCAAATCACGGAGCAGGTGGAAGAGTACCGCGACGAGATGGAGCAGTTGTTCACCCAGTTGCCGCTGGGTGGTAGCCAGTACCTGAAGTGGCGCTTTGACCGCGACCTGCGTCGTCCGGTGCCTGAGTGGATTCCAATCGACAACATGATTTTGCCGTTTGGATCGACCAACTTCTACAGCGCGCCCCGCGCGACTGAGATCCAGGACATCACCCATGACATGTTTGAGCAACGCATCGAGCAGGGTGAGTACCGCGAAATCGACATTTTTGACCAAGAGGTGTCGACCGAGAAGGTGACACAGAGCCAGAAGGCCAACGACAAGATCGAGGGCGTTACCGAGCCTGTCAAGAACGTGGACGGTTTGCGCCGCGTGTACGAGGTGACGTGTTTCCTGCGCTTGGAAGATGATCCGCTGACCGAGGGTGAGCGCGCGCCTTACATCATGGCGATCGACGAGATCTCTGAGAAGGTGGTGGCACTGTATCGTA